TCACATATGGCACTCCTGTTGCCCTTCCGGGAGCTGTTTCTCTGTCTCTGGATCCGCAGGGCGACACCAACGTCTTCCGCGCAGACAACATCGACTACTTCACCAGCGTATCCAACAACGGCTACGAGGGCGATTTCGAGCTGGCGAAACTGCCGGATTCTTTCTATGCTGATATTTTTGGCGAGGTCACGGATCAGAACGGCCTTAGGGTCGAGGTGGTCCAGCCTGCGACAGTGCACTTTGCTTTCCTCTTCCAGGTCGAAGGCGATGCTAATGCAGCAAGGCATGTCCTGTATAACTGCACCGCATCCCGTCCGGCCGTGGCTGGAGAGACCACAGGGGACACTGTGGAACCGCAGACCGACACGATTACGATCTCTGCGCATCCGATGACTTCCGCGGCACTCGGCAAGGAAGTCACGAAGGCCAGAGTGGAACCGGACAACGCGACAGCGTATGCAGCATGGTTCACGAGCGTGCAGCTTCCGTCCGCAGAGCAGGGCGGCTGATTAGTTTAACTTGAGAGGTGGAGCAATGACAAAAGAGATCAACATCGGCAGTGTCCCGGTAAAGTTTGCCGGGACGGCTGCCACAACGTACAGGTACAAACAGATTTTCAAACGCGACCTGCTGAAGGCCTTCATGGAAAAAGGTCAGGATATTGATACTGAGATGGTGACGGAGCTGGCGTTCATTATGAAGTGCCAGGCCGACGGCCTTACGAATGAGCAGTTCAATCAGATCAGTTTTGAAGATTATGTAAGCTGGCTTGACACGATAGACTTCGTGCCGCTCATGGAAGCAGCCCCGAAGATCATCAGCCTCTGGGCTGATACTTCCAAGCTGAGCGTAAAAGCTAAAAAAAAATAAGGCCAACGGACCGGCCGCTTAACACGGCGCTCTTCCTGCTCCGTGTTCTGCAGGTCGGTCTCACTCTTGATGATTTAAACGCGCTTGACTTTGGCACCGTCATGGACATCCTGACTGAGGCGTCGAACGATAGCGGAGAATATAGGCAGCTTGCTACGCAGGCGGATATGGACAGGCTATAAATGGCTAACAATATCAAAGGTATTACAATTGAGATAGATGGCGATACCACGAAACTATCGAAGGCCCTCGGGGAGGTAGACAAATCGCTGCGCAATACGCAGTCGAGCCTCAGGGACGTCGATAAGCTGCTGAAGCTGGACCCGTCGAACGTGGATCTCCTGCGGCAGAAGCAGGTACTGCTGAATAAGGCCGTCGAAGATACGGAGAGCAGGCTGAAGACGCTGAAAGAAGCCCAGCGGCAGATGGATGCGAATGGCGTCGATAAGAATTCCGAGCAGTATCAGAATCTGCAGCGCGAGATCGTGGCAACAGAGCAGAAGCTCGGCGGGCTTAAGACTCAGGCGGCACAGTGCAATCCGGTCCTGGAAGCCATGGCGGCGCAGGCCGATGCAATCAGCGGGAAATTTCAGGCCGCTGCCGATGCGGTCGCTCCGTTCTCAGCAGCTGCTGCCGGAATGGCGGCGGGGCTTGCCGGTTTAGGCCTCAAGGCAGTTACCACGGCAGACGACCTCAACACCATGGCGAAGCAGACCGGCATGTCTACTGCGGACCTGCAGAAGTTCCAGTATGCTTCAGATCGTATTGACGTATCACTCGATACAATGGTCGGAGGACTGACCAAGCTGAAGAAGAACATGACTTCTACCAGCAAGGACACGGTCGCGGCATGGGATCAGCTGGGTGTTTCCGTAAAGAAAGCAGATGGATCCACCAGGCAGGCGACGGATGTCTTCCGTGATAACGTCAAGGCTCTTTCTGAGGTCGAGAACGAGACGGAAAGAGACCAGCTTGCTATGCAGCTATTCGGTCGTTCTGCGGACCAGCTGGCGGGCATCATCGATGATGGCGGCGCTGCTCTTGATGCATACGGGCAGGAAGCCGAAGAGATGGGCCTGATCCTGTCGCAGGATACTCTGGACAGGCTGAACGAGACAAATGACACCATTGACCAGATGAAGGCGACATTCGGCGCTTCCATGCTGGAACTCGGCGCGACAGTCGCGGAAGCGCTTGCGCCATTGGTCGAGAAGGTAGCTGGCGGGATCAGTCTTATCGCTGAAAAACTGCAGGCCATCTCTCCGGAACAGATGCAGATAGTCCTCGGGATCCTCGCTGTAGTGGCAGCGCTTGCTCCACTTCTGACAGTCGGGGCAAAGCTATTTGCAGGGATCTCGCTGATTCTTACGAAGATTACTGCACTGCAGGGATTCATCACGACCACACTGATCCCGGCGATCGGGGCCATCTCGGCTCCGGTCGTGGCAGTGATAGCAATCATAACCGCACTTGTTGCCGCGATCGTTTATCTCTACAACACGAACGAAGAGTTCAGAGAAAAGGTCAATGCTGTCTGGGAGACCGTCAAGCAGATCATCACTGCTGCGATCGAGCGCGTCCAGGATGTTATTCAGACTTTCATATCTGTGGTGCAGGCAGCATGGCAGATGTGGGGCAATAATATCCTTGCCATCGCGCAGGCCATCTGGTCGCTGATCCAGGAGACGATACAGACAGCCATCACAATCATCCAGGACATCCTGAACATCGTGCTTGCGGTCATATCCGGTGACTGGTCCGCCGCATGGGAAGGCATCCAAAAGCTGGCAAGTGATATCTGGGAAGGTATTAAGAAGCTTGTCGATACCGCGATCAATGCGGTCCAGACCGTTATCAGCAACGTGATGGAGATCATCAAGGGCATCTGGGAGACGATCTGGAACACGATCAAGGAAAAGGTCAGTCAGATCTGGGAAGATATCAAAACAACGGTATCTAACTTGCTCGACACTATCAAGTCGAACATTGACCAGGTCAAAGAGACCATCACGACCAAAATCGGAGAAGCGGTCGATTATATCAAGAGTCTTCCGGGGCAGGCTCTCCAGTGGGGCAAGGATATGATCAATAACTTTATAGACGGCATTAAGCAGGCATGGTCTGACGGTGTTGATTTCATAAAGGGTATTGCCGATGATGTTGCTGATTTTATCGGGTTCTCGGAACCTGAGAAAGGTCCTCTGAAAGATTTCCACACATTTGCGCCTGATATGGTCAGCCTGTTTGCAAGCGGCATCCGCGACAATCTTGGTCTTATTACCAGCGCCATGGACGAAATGGCTGGCACGGTCGCCGGTGGGACCAGAGGCATGGCCAATGTCAATGTAACATCAAACACCTATCTGGACGGAAGACTCATTTCGTCGGCCGTCAATCGTGAATTAGGAGCATTGCTGTGATCAGACAGTTTAAGCTAAGAAATGAATACTCCCAGGAATACAGTCTCTCGGTCCCTGCCGCGGCGTTCCTCTATGAGCCGGAAGGGCTCGGATACGAGATGGACTGCTCCTATCTGCGGTTAGGGTATTCCTGGGTAAGGAACTACATGAAGGACGCACAGCAGGAGATCTCCGGCAGTGTGGTCTTCACTGCTGCGGATCCGTACAGTGCAAATGCTGACTTCCTTCGGTTCATCAGAAGATCCGCGAAGCTGACGCTGGTCTATACTACATCAGTCGGCGAGTATCTCAGGGATGTTGACCTGGTCTCCTACGAGAAGACGGAGATCACGGAAGGCAATGTCCTTGAATGCCCGATCAAGCTGAAGGCAAGGGGCCTGTGGTATTCCAACAACGTGACCAGGTTTTCCGTCGAGATCTCGAGTGATGACGACGCGAAGATCTACGATTATGAATTCCCTTATAAATACCAGGGCATCGTAAACGGAGAAACGACCGTCTACAATGACGGTTCTGTCAGCGCTCCGTTCCGTGCGTCATTCATGGGACCGATCGCGAATCCGAAGGTCATACTCCTGGTAAATGGATCCGAGCAGGCCAGAGTGGAGATCACCGGAGAAGCACAGCTTGGACAGACGATAGAGTATTCTTCTGTAGACGGGGATCTCTATTGTTATCTGGACGCAGCTGGTGTCCAGACGAACCTGGTCTCCGGGCTGAACATCAACTATGATAACTTTTTCAAGATCCCGGTCGGTGAATCGGTGCTCCGCTTCGAGGCAGACGCACAGATCACGCAGCCGATCATCGTGACGGTCCAGAAGTTATTCCGTGCAGTTTAAGGAGGGGATTATATGCCGTATAGGATTGTATATGACTCTCACTTAATGCTGCATCCCAGTACGCACTCACAGCTGTCCAGGTACACGCACGAATGGCTGAACCATCACTATGAAGAGATCAGTGAGGCAGGCAGGATCACGGAGGGCGGCAAGCTCCTGGCATACATACTGGATGCGGAAACTTTAGCAGTTAAAGATGTTCTTGAGTTCGACAAGTTCAGCTTCAAGACTGACACGGAATTCAAGAACAAGAGCACCTTCGTGACAGACCGCATGCCGAATGTGTCGCATGATGACTATGCGATCTGCAAGTGCGGCGGGTCCACAGTATTCGTGGGGATCGTCCAGGACTTTGCATCTGATTCCGATTCCTACGCATACACGCTGACGCTGATGCAGAAGGAATGCGTGTTCGACCGGTTCATCTTTCCTGACAATGAGGAACTGCTGCAGACCACTGGCATCGAGGACTTCATTGCATCTGCAATCACGTCGAACTGGATCTCGTCAGGCGACACGATGCTGGACAGGACGTACATGTCCGTCACAGCTGCGACACATACAACAGTTAATGCGAGCCTGTCGAGCATCATAAAGCTGACGGACGGAGCCTATAATCTCAAGACTTTCCTCGGAAATGTCCTGGAATACTATAAGGTCTATCTGGACTTCATCTTTTCCGGCGACGGATCTCTGAACATCATCATTTATGCTGATGCGCAGCCGGAGATCTCCGTGGATGTGTCCGTCACGGATGTGTCCGGATATGACGAGACCTACTCCGTCGATGCGCTGACCAAGCTGAATGTCAAATGGGATCAGACGGACGGGCAGGACGTGATCGCGACATATTACCGGACATACTACCTGCTGGCGGACAGGACGATCACCCAGGACGGAACAGATCCGGACCGTGCACTCGGTACCACCAAGGCCATGACAATCGAGGCCGAGACTGAAGCGGAAATGTACGAGGAAGTCGTGCATGAGTTCACCGGCAACAGCTACAAGCACAAGATCGCATTCGCGCTGTATATGGATTCCAAGATTTATGATTACCGGGATCTTTATATAGGACGAAGCACACGGATCAAGACGAAATCCGGCATAAGGACTTCGCTGGTCACGGCATTTGAGATGACGAACTCCAGCCGTTTCGCAAACATTACCTTCGGGAAGCTGAAGGTCACATTGATAGAAAAAATCAGAGGTATGGATAATGATTAAGGGCATCACTTTTGACGAGCAGACTGTCGCGGCAGCCAACGACGGCCACATCTACAATGTCCTCGCGCAGGGCGAGACGGGGATCACTCAGGGCTGCAATATCACGAGCGACTCGTCCAATATGTATATCGACACCGGGTACATGCTGATCTGCGGCAGGCAGGTGCAGGTGGTATCCATGGAGACGGTGCCTTTAGAGACCGTATCCTCCGGGGAACTGTACTGCAAAGTCGTGTACCAGATCGACCTGACGCAGACCAATACGGAAAATGACTTCCTCCAGGGATCAATCGTGACGCTGACGAACAGCTCCGGCTATCCGGCAGTCACGCAGGACGACCTGGACGACGGCGGCACACTCTATCAGTATCCGCTTGCGCAGTACCATGTGACAGTCGGAGGCGCAGACAGCTTCACGGATCTGACGCAAGATGCGGATCTGATATTCATGAAGGCAAGCCAGTTCCGGCTGGTAGGAACTACTCTTTATATCGATTAAGGAGCGTACTATGCCGCTTTATGATAAGAAAATACACATAGATAAAGTAGTCTATAAAGGCACGGAACTGGACGAGCTGTATTATGACAATACGCTCGTCTGGGAGTCCACCATCTATGTCCCGAAGCCTACCGTCAGCGGTAATTATACATTCGATAATTCCGCAAAGAGCGCAGTGATCAATGGATTTGACGCGACAGCGATGGTGCGAGGCGGCACGACATCCGCAACGGCAGCAGGGACCTATACGGTCACGTTCACTCTGAATCCCGGTTATGCATGGAGTGACGGAACAACGGCAGCATTATCGCTGACCTGGAAAATTAACAAGCGGACACTGGCGATTCCGACACTGTCGAATGCAAGCTTCACCTGGGCTGTTAATGCGACATTTAAACCGACGGTGAACAACTTCGACGGAAATTATGAGACACAGTCCGGCACGGCCTCCTCGACCAGCTCCGGCACTCATACGATAACCTGGGCGCTCAAGTATTCAGCATCCACGCAGTGGTCGGACGGAACAACAGCCAATAAGTCTGCCACCTGGACTGTGGCGAAGCTGGCACTGCCGATCCCGTACATCTCCGGCACGAAGACCTTCGGTAAGGTCGATTCCGGCGGATTTTCAGTTACTGTTGCCAATTTCAATACCGCATACGATAGCCAGAGCGGCACAGCTACGGCCAGCGCGATCGGAAGCTATACCGTCACATGGTCGCTGAAGTATCCGTCACATACCACATGGTCAGACGGCACGACCGGAAACGAGAGCGACAACTGGAGCATCGTGGCGGGAACCATGACATGGTATCTGAATTCACGTGGCACGACGTATACCTTCCGTACGACTTACGGGGTATCGTTCGAGGATTGTGCCGGGACTTACAGCAACACGGTCAATGGCCTTTCCGCAAAAATCACTGATCAGATAGCTTCGACCTATGCGACATATGAAGTGTATGAAGGTGGCGAGCGTATCTATACAGATGCATTCCGTGACGGCGGCGGCAATCAGTATCCGAAGACAGACGTGCCTGTACACGGTACGACATATCATTAAAGGAGGGCTATATGGCGACGAACACATCTTATTTAGGACTGACAAAGCCAGCGCAGTCCGACCTTTATAATGTTGATGTTTTTAATGACAATGCGGATAAGGTAGATGCGAATGCGCAGAA